TTAAACTTGCAGATTTCTCAGAACAAAAAGATATAGATACTAGACTTTCTCAACTTGATTACAATAAGCTAGATATTAATACTATTAAAAATAATGCAAACATAATAAGTAATTTAACGACAGACTATCCAGATCAAATTGAATTTATAAAAGAAAAATATGCAGATTTAAATTACAACGTAGATGCTTGGTTTTTAAATTTCCATAAAAGATATAACAATGGTGAATTTAAAGATAAACGGCAAGCAAGAACAACTTTATATGGTTTTATGGAATCACTAGGTCCATCAGCAACAAAGGAAGATCTAGCCAATTTCAACAGATTGATGACTTATGTTGATAAAGAAAGCAATAAAGGTTTATTTGAATCAAGACCTGAACTTAAAAGACTTATAAAATTTGGAGACAAAACCTTAAGCCAAAGAGGATTGTTTACTATGGAAGTTAAAGGTCAATATGTTCAACAAAAGTATGATCTAGATGAAGATTTTAGAAAAGAACTAGACAAGTGGAGTATAGGAATATATAAAAGTGATAAAGAAAAAGAAGCGGCCTACGAACTATTACTTAAGAATTACAGATTAGATTTGAGAAACATCAAATCAGGTAAATATGAATTTAAGAATCCAGACAACAAAATATTTGATCTAACTTCTTATGAAGGAGAAGACAAAGCCGAATCAATTATAGACAAGCTGGAGTTTGGTGCTTTTTCAGAAGGTGGTAATACAACAGTTGACGTAAGTTCTGGTGATACCTTATCTGGTATCTCGAATGATTTTGGTATTCCAATGAAGGCTATTATGAAAGCAAATGGCATTACAAATGCTAATCAGATAGATGTTGGCGATACTTTATTAATACCAGAAGGTGTTGACTATACTAATTTAAATAATATTAATTTTGTAGAGAATTTAGATAAGACCAAGATTATTTCAGAAAAAGATCATCCCTATGCACCTGTAAGAAGAGAACATAATTTTAAGGTAATTTTTGATTTGGCGAAAGCAGAAGGTATTAAATTCCCAGAGCTTGTAGCTGCACAAGCTATGCACGAATCAACTTGGGGAGATGACAAATCATCCGAAAATAATTTTCTTGGAATAAAAGCTACAACTGCTGAAATTGCTAGAGGTGAATCTGAAAGAAAGAATACGACAGAAGATAGAGGGAAAGGTTTGCAACCAGAAAAAGCTGATTTCAAAAAGTTTGAAAATCTAGAAGAAATGATAAGACAATACAAAATACAATGGAATGATAATTTTCAAGGTAGAAAAGGTACAGTAAATGCAGATACAGTTCTTGAAGCTTTAAAATTAATTAAAGCTGGAGACTATGCTACAGATGAAGATTATGTTACAAAAGTAATGGATCTTTTGGATGGAGCAAAAACACTAGGTTGGTACTAATTTATGACAGATTCAAATTTACAGTTTTCCAAGACAGAAGAGGAAGACAATAATCTAGGATTTAGCGAAACAAAAGATGATGCTAACTTACAATTTGGTGGTCAAACACAAGCTGATAACTTAGAGTTTAGTTCCGAAGAAAAACAATCAGCAACACCACCACCTGATCAAGGTGAAACAAGTTTTAAAACCGATTTTGGTAGTAGTTTATTTAATGAGAATTTAAGCCTTATAGATTGGAATACTGAATTTGATTTAGGTGATACTGTCGATAGTTTATTTTTAAATCAAAATGATGCTTTTAATTTTAAAGAACGAGATTTCAGTTATACCAGAAGAATATTTGAAGACTTAACAGAAAAGAAACCACAAAAAGATTTAGAAGTAACTGATAATCTTCTTAAATATATTGGTGTATCAGAGTACATTACAAAAGGAGATGTAAGTCGTAAACCTAAAACAAGAATAAATGTAGAAAAAATATTTAAAGAGACTACAGGTTATAGTTTTTCTGATGTCGAAAATAATAAGATAAGCAAAGAAATAATTGAAAGCGATCAGTTTCAAGCAAATTTAAATAACTTCTATAATCAATTTCCAGACAAAATAACAATACCAGACAAGAACGATAATGCGGTCTTGCAACAGGTTGGTGGTCTTGGTTATGAGATAGGTGGAGGTTTGATTGCTGATGCTGCACTCACTCCTTTACTATACTTTGGTCCTAAAGGTTGGGTTGTATATGGTTTAGGTCAGTTTGCTTTAAATGCTTATTTCAATATAGAAGCACAGAAAATAAGATACGGACAATCCTTAACAGGTAATGAAGAATTATTTAGTTGGCCTGAAGTTTTTTCTTCTGGTGTTGTGGGAACTATACCTTTAGGTACGGAAGCTAAAGGTCTAAAAGGTATATTTAGATCAGGAATCTATGGTGGTACTTTATCTACATCAGAAGCTTTCTTGCGTGATATTTTTGGAGAAGACTTAGGTTGGGAAGATTATGCTTTAAGTCTTGGTTTTGGTACTACATTTGGTGCTGGTTTAAAAGGTTCCGTAGAAGGTTTGAGAGGTTTATATATTAAATATGATGGTTTAGATCTAAATAGTATTAAAAAACTTTGGACAAAAAAAGATACAGAAATCACAAAAAAAGCAGTTGATAATTTAGGAAAAGTAAAAAAGAAAATGGATGAGAAGATAGAAGCAGATGGTGGAGATGTAAAGAAAATACAAAAAAGAATAGATGAAAAAGTAGAGGAAATTAAGACAGGCGAAAAAGTAAAAGCAAAAACCGAAGGAGGTGAAGTAAGAACTTATGTAATGCCTTCTGCCTATAAAAATACAAAACCTAACTATGGTAGTGCCAAGATTATTTTTGAATCTGATTTTGATAAAATGGCATACTCTTTAAGATTTGGAAAAAAAGCACCTGATACACAATTTAAAATAGATAAAGAGCAAAAAATATTACAGACATTTATAACTCAAGGTTTCTCAGAACAAGAGATTAGGAAGCATGGTGCAGAACTACATAAAAAAGTAAAAGCTTTTGTTACTGAAAAGACAGGTAGTGCTACAGCATCACCTTCCAATACCAGAGGATTAGTTATAGAAATTCCAGCAGACATAACATACAAAGATCAAGTAAATACTGTTCTGAAGAAAACTCCAAATAAAAAATTAGACTTAGGAGATGTCAATAAAAATCCACAAAAAGCTAGTTTTATTGAAAAGAATCCAAATCTAAAAGAAGGTCAACAGGAATTTTTAGCAGCAAATATAAGAAAGAAAAAAGAAGAAAATACTTTTCCTTCAATCACACGGAGAAAATCACAACAAGAAACAAAATCAAAAGCTTTAGATTTACTTGCAGGTAACAAAACACCTAAAGATGACAATGTTATTAGTATTGCTAACTCTAAATTATTAAGAGAAAGACATCAATTAAAAGCAAAACTATATGATGAGTTACCAGATGATGAACAAATTTATGCAGAAGCACAAGAAATCATTTTACATACAGAAAATGTTGCGAAGATAAATGAGAAATTAATGGAGACTTATAAAACTAAGAATCCAAAACTTATAGAAGCAGAAATAAACAATCTTATAGAAGCATTAGATGAAGTAGATGATTGGTTAACAATGGGTCTTAGCACAAGAACTAGAGTTGCTAGAGCTTTTAAAGCTATGGGTATGAAACCAGAGGTAGGTTTAGAAGGTAAAAAGCCAGCAGAAATAATGGATCTTACACCAGCAGGGAAGAGAAAATTACAAGAAGAATCTATAGACGTATCACCAGTTCTAAATGATTTGATACAACAGAATGTTGATTTAAAAAATGACATGATAAATGCTGTCAGAAAAGCCAATCAGACAGGAGATTATTCTGAACTAATAAAACAATCACAATTAATAAAAGATATATCAGGCGATCCAAGAAATTTAGTTGCAATTAAGAGTGGCAATGCAATTAATGGATGGAAAATTGCTGATGGTTTTGTTCGAGTAATGAATGAAATTGGTATTAATGCAGTTTTATCAGGACCAAGCACACAAAAAGTAAACTTATTTTCTGGTCTTGCTATGACCTTTATGCGTTCATTAAATAATTTTGCAGGTGCGAATAATGTTACGGAACTGAAAGCTGCTAAAGAACATTTATTTGCTTTGTTTTATAACCTTGATTTTGCAGCAAAAACATGGAAAAGATCATGGGATATGGAAGATAACTTTGTAAATGTCGGGAATATGAAAGGTCAAGTTAGTCAGAGATTTATGATCTCTTCTGATAAACCATATTTTCCTTTTAATGCTATTGATGTTACTGGTAAAACAATAAGACTACCTAGTAGATTAATGACAGCAAATGACGCATTAGTACAAACTCCTAACATCATTGGTGCTACAGCATTTTATTCTTTTAATGAAGGAATGAAAAAAGGTTTATCTGGTGAAGATTTAAATAAATATATTAAAAGTAATATTGATGGGGTTATACATTATATTCTGAAAGGTCAAGAAGGTACTATAGGCAGACTTGTAGACCCAGAGTTAGGTGCAGGTCCACAACAATTTATTCCTGATCTAGTAACAGAAAGAATACTTTTAAAAGCTAAAGAATTTGGTAAGCAAATAACATTTACACAAGATATTAGAACGGAAGATGCTTTTGGTAAAGGTGCAGACTTTATCAACAACATGGCTATAAAAAATCCTCTTGTAAGATTCTGGTTGAAATTTACAAGGAGTCCTACAAATATGTTTAAAGAAGCAGGTAGATATTTACCTTATGTTAATACTCCAATGGTAGTAAGATTTCCTGACCAACTACCACTTGTAGGAGGTAAAAGACAAAATCTTAATTTTGTAAATGAACTTTTATTACCAGAGATAAGGGCTGACTTGGCAAGTCCTGATCCTTTAGTTCGTCAAAATACAGTCGGTCAAATAAGAATGGGTTATGCCTATGCAAGTCTTTTGATGTTGGCTGCACACAAAAATAATGAAGATCCCCATGTAGGTGGTGAACCACCACATATGTTCTTAACAGGTGGTGGCCCTAATTATTTTAATAAGAATGGTGCTGCTGAATGGATTTCTAAATATAAGAATGGTTGGCGGCCATATAGTGTTGCTACTTTAAAATATGATGAAGATGGAGATATAGTTTATAGAAATGGTAAACCTGTTTATGTTTATAAAAGCTTAGAAGGCATACCTGATCCTATGGCTTCTCTTGTAAGAATATTTTTAGACTTTGCAGAAATGGCTCCAATGTCAACAAAAGATAAAGATATCGGTGAGTTTATAAAAGTTTGGATTGCCTTCACAGGTAGAAACTTATTCAATAAAACCTACACATCACAACTAAACGAACTTCTAAACATTATTGCAGGTGTACCAGACATAGGAGAAAATGCAGATCAAGAAGAAGGTGTTAGTTATCAAGAAAAGAAATGGTTTGATTATGTTGGCAGACAAGTTGGTAATAGTGTGTTGCCTTATTCTTCTTTATTAAAAAGAATAGCAAGAACACCAGAAGATATTTTAAATATTATGGGTGTAACAGATGAAACAGCAAAACTAAAGGCTATAGAAAAAGGTGATTATTCTGATCTGAAATGGTTTCTTAAGCCAGATACTTCAACAAGAGCAGGTGATACTGCAAATGAAAATGTAGAATATGGTGACGAAGAATTTAATAAAGTAGATGCTTTTATGCAGGTAGCAGACAATATTCTTAATAAGATAAGAGAATCAGTTGGATATAATCTCGGTGGTACTGCTGTACCACAAGTAGAACATATAACAAATGAATTTGTTACTTATCCTCAAAGGGCAGGTTTTGAATTGTTTTCAACAACTCCTATTAGCGAAAGTAAGAATTTTAAATTATATGAAGCTACAGCATTAATCGGAAGAATGTTATCTCCACCACCAGAGGTTATAAGAGGATCTCAGTTTACAGGATTAGGATCAAAGAATTTTGTACCAAAAAAATTAGATAAAAAAGAATATAATAAATTACAAATCTATGTAAATAGTGTCAAAATCAATGTTGGCGGTCCTAACAAAATGGATATAAGACAGGCTATGAATAGATTTTTTGAAAGTAGTATGTACAAAAATGCTAAAAGAACAATAGAAGAAGTAGGCAGAGATTCGCAAGAAGGTAAACTAGCGGTAGAACTTATTTTCAATGAAATGAATAAAATT